CAACACCAGGACACGGTGGAGACGGAGGACAAGGGGGTGGAGTAAACATTGCCAACGTAACAAATGGAGGTCTTGGCGGCATAGGCCAATATGGCGGCCTTGGTAGTAATGGAGGACAACCAGGAGGTGGTGGAGGTGGTGGCGTAGATGGAGGAGCAGGATTCACTGGAGGTCTAGGAGGAATAGCCCTAACATGGCAGACTAGAATTATAACTTGACTCCTTCCTCCGCTGCGATTATCTTACAGCATCTCTCTAGCTGAAAGTTAATCATGTCCTTCTTAGATTACCTGTCCAACAGTGAAACCTATACAGAACGATACTACAAGGACATTGCTCCTCTCTCAGAGGCAACTTACAGACATAAGCAATTCATCCATCCACCCTTCTACATAAACAAATTATCTCATTCCATCTCCCCAGAAAATCAAAAATGGATTAGAAATGCTGCTGATGAAAGAGCAGTAGTCGAATACGGATGTACCTTCAGTGAAGAGCATGGTCAATATGTAGTTAATTGGATTGAAGCAAATTGTGTTCTTTACGAAGGCGAGCAAGCCGGTTCTCCTATGAATGTGGAGGACTGGCAGTATGAAATGTACATGCAGACCTTTGGTTGGCTTTGGTTTGATGAGGATTGGGAGAGAAGAAAAGCTGGATCTGGCTGGCTAAGACGATATAAAGTAATCTCTGGCTGGGTTCCAAAAAAGAATGCAAAGTCTCCTACCTTAGCCAGTACCGGTTTGTACATGTTTGCTGGAGATGGAGAACTTGGTCAAAAGTGTTTCTCTCTAGCAACAACTAGAGATCAAGCTTTAATCTCTCATACTCATGCTTTAAACTTTGTTCGCCAATCTCCCACTTTATCCTCTCATTGTAAAATAGATGCTACAACCGGTACTATCTTTGATAGAAATTCAAATTCTTTTTATTCTATTCTTTGTGGGGACAAAGGTGGACTTAAGAAATCTAAAGAGGGTATTAACGGTTCCCTGTTCATTGATGAAACACATGTGGTCGATCGTTCCTTTATCGGAGTTGTTCGTCGTGCTGGTATTAGTCGTAGACAGCCTATCCATCTGCAACTGTCTACAGCAGGAAAGGATACAGCAGGATACGGATATGAGCAATTCACTATCGGCGAAGAAAATATCAAAGCCGCAGAAGAAGGTAGACCTTTTGACTTCCGATTCTTTCACTTCGCTTACGCCATCCCCCAGAAAACATCTGTAGATGAGCTAAGAGATGAAACTCGAATAGAACCTCTTATCCGTATGGCTAACCCTACCATAGGTAGGATAATTAGCTATAACGAGGTAAAACAAGACTGGGTAACTTCTTGTCGAAGTGATACAGAGCTAATTGAATTTGCTATGTATCGGTTGAATCAATGGAATACAGGAGGAGGTTCCTTCATTGCTGGTAGTGATTGGGAACGTTGTGCCCAACCTTTCCGCATTGCAGACATTAAAGATTATCCTTGTGTAATTGGCTGCGATCTCAGTAAAGTTAGTGATATGACTTCGGTCGTATTAATCTTCGCTGTTCCTAAAACAGTGCAAGTTCCAGTTAACTATGTAGATCTCTCCGAAGGATTAGAAGAAAGAGAGATAAATGTTCCTCACATCATTCCTTTCTTCTGGGTGCCGAGACGTAGTCTAAGTCAATATACTGGCAAGCTTAATGTAGTTGCTTTAGAACAAGCCAAACAACTATACATCACTGATTCACCTGTTATCAAGATGGAAGTAATTGCAGAGCACATAAACTACTTAGATACAAAATTTGATGTTCGTGGCTTAGCTACAGATATGTATCGAAGCAAAGCGTTGTCAGCGACCCTTTCGGCCGTACACAACTGGGATGTGGATAATCGAGTGTTCCTCATTCCTCAAACTAATCAAACCTTAGAACCTGCTATAGAACAATTACAAGGATGTATCCTATCTAAGGAGATAGTTCATAATAACAATACTGTAATGAACTGGCAGTTAGGTAACATAGTTGTTCATGAAGATACTCATTACAATAGACGTTTCCAGAAACCCGGAAAACACGACTTTCGCAAAATAGATGGCTGGGCCAGTTTGTTAAATGGCTTCTGCCTCATGATGAATGATCCAGATCTGTATCCTGGATTAACTCTTGGACTCTCCTTAATAAAGTGATCACATGGACCCAATTCAAACTCAAGCCGAAATAACAGCACAAAACCTAAAAAACGTAGGATTCGGCACAGAAATCCTTATGCTAATCCAGATTGTTAGTACGATCTATAAGCTTTGGTCTGCTTGTGCTGCAGCCCCTACTTCCATTCCTGGCTTAGATCCTTTACCTCCGGATGGGACAATTGATGCCACCCTTACCTGTGCTCCCCAACACATACTTTCTATCTGCTACACACCAGAAACAAATGAGTTCTCTCAGCCAGTCTTTCGACGAGCCCGTCATCAAGTAGTTCGAGCCTGTCGTCAGCATGATATGCCTTACGATAATGATACAATAGATCGTATGACTTATCAATGTCTGTGTGATGTAAAATCTGCTCCCCCAGATACAATCGTAGCCGCTTGTACAGCTTATGCTGACTTTACTCTCTAAACTCTCTCCCCGTTTCTCTCTAAAAGAAAGTTCTCTCATGTCAGACGTAATGGTTAGTCTTCCTAGTGGTGAAAATGTTTCTGTATCTGCAAAAGAAATCGCTGCTGTCATCCAACAACTCCTGGATGTCTCCCCAGCCCTAATTGCGACTATCCGAGAACTTCGGCCATTAGCTACTCTACTACCAGCACCATTTAACTTGATTGCCTCTCCAGCAGTGATTGCAGCGATAGACATGTACCCTACCTTACTGCCGATATTGCAGAATATCGAAAAAGCTCTGGAAAATCTCTAGAAACTTTTCTCCTCTCTAGGATATCTCTCATGGCCAGTGATCCCCCACCAATCAAAATATCTACAGTTCCCTCAAATCCCTCAGCGATAATTATCGCTATTTTGACAGCTCTAGCTTCGTTTCTTGGTGGGATGCATGTTGCCCCAGCTCCTACTCCTCAGCCAGTCCCACCTATCATCAAAGTGGACCCTGCCCCTGCCCCTACTCCCATTCCAGAGCCTACCCCTGTTCCTACTATCGATATTCCCATTGCTAGTATCAGCTTATCTGATGCTGGTGGTAGAAGTATTACATCTAATACTGGTAACAATCAACAAGTTATTGCCAGTGCTAGTAAAGCCATACATGGTTCAGATCCAAAATCTTTACTCTGGATTGTGGACCCTCCCGTCCAACAGTACGTCACTCCTGACGGCACAACCTTAATTTTTACTACTCCTGCTAATTTTTGTACTATCCGAATACAACAAATAGTAGCCTTAGGTAGTAAGATTTCCACCCAGACAGTCACCTTCACTTGTGGCTCTCCACCTCCCACACCTCCCACACCTCCCACACCTCCAGACTCTGTTCCTCCAGCTCCTCCATTTAATCCAGTAAAGAAGAAAGTCTTATTTATCTCGGTAGTAGAAGACCCTCTTCACCGAACTCTAGCCACAGCCGATCTCTTACAAAATTTCACTATGTGGTCCAAGTTTAGTGAATCTGGGCACAGTTGGACCCTATACTCTGACAAATCTACCGAAGCTAAAGGAATAGCTGCGCTGAGTGCATTGAAAAGTAACAACATCCTGCTTCCAGGAATTGTTATACAAAGTAAACCTGATGGAGTAGTGCTGTACACTGGGCCCCTTCCTAACTCTATGCAACAGCTTACTGCCCTAGTAAAACAATATGCTGGAGACATATAATGGAACTCCCAGAATTCTCCGACCCAGATTCCAACCTTAGAAAGTGTGGTCTCCTCCCACCAGAAGAAGGAGTAATGTGTGCTGCTTCAGCTTATGAAGCATCAGCTCACCCAATCTTATCTTCTTCTGAAATAAAAACTTTACTAGCCTCCCCAAATAGAACTCCAGCTAATATTATATTCAGCAGTAAGCATTGGGTCAAAGAAGGAGATCAAGGTCATGCTGGATCTTGCAATGGCTGGGCAGGAGCTATGGCTCTGTCTAAGACTCGGTACAAACGAGGAATTACAGACGGTCTAGTTCTCAGTGGCTCTTATGTCTACTCTCGAATAAACAACAATCAGGATCATGGCAGTGCCTTAGATCGAGGCATGGCAGAACTAATGGCTTATGGAGCCCCTCCAGCCTCTATTTGCCCAAAAGAAACTATCTGGAGAAAAGACACAGTTCGCTTTGACGCAGAAGCAGCTAAACATCGAGGTTTATCCTGCTACGCCGCTCAAACAAAAGAGGGCTTTATCTCTGGCATTGCTTTAGGATTCATAGGGATAGTTGCTGTACAAGTAACTAATTCCTTTATGGCCTACAGGGGGGGTGGCTTACTACAACCTGCCAGCGGCATAGGTAATCACGCTATTCATTGTGATAGTGTCTCCTATGATAGCAGAGGGAACTTAGTCTTCGACGTAGTAAACAATTGGGGATTATCCTGGGGAGACTTCGGTCGTGGCTATTGTACTTGGGATATGTTTGCTCAACCTTTCGCTACTCATACTTTTTACCTAGTAGCTTCTACGGAAGATCAAGATGAATAAGATTCTCATACTCCTCTTAGTAATTCCCTTGAGTAGTTCTTCAGCAGAAGAGAGGATCTTCTCTCCTACTGGTGAGTATGCAATATCCAAACCAAAACCACCATCCCTCCCAGCCAAGCCTTCCTTTTCTTCATACAACCCTTGGTTTGAGAATGGGAGACAGACTTCAGATTCTCACTTAATTAAGAATCATGGGTGCGACCCAAAGCTAGTCTACTCCCTCACACCAGAAGAAAAGAATAGACTGCATGGTAAAATGCATGGAGAGCGACCAACTTTCTATAGACCGAGTTCTGCCTGCCCAAATGGTCGTTGTCCTATTCGTTGACTTCCTTTGGCGTATGTAGTATAATTCCTCTGTGTCCACTCCTCTCTCTATAGGAAAGAAAATGAGAACGTTTGCTTTTGTCCTTGCTTTGTCTTTTGCTTCTGCAGAAGCTTGTGACTGTAAGGGTTCTGTTACTAGTGTTACTTCAGAAGTCTGTACCTGTAAGAATACTTGTCGATCTGTGCATAAGCACAAGCATGTTCATCACAAGAATAAAGCTTCCACTACCGTAGTACGTAGTCATACTGTAGTTCGATAACTCTTTGTTTGATTAGCTTCTCATGACGCACTCTTCTTCCATCGATATATCTGCTCCCCGTTGGGATAATGTCATGGCAGAAAGTGCGGCATTTAATCCTAGTTCTCCAGAACTAGCTACTCTTTGGGGAGAATGGGATTCTTACAATACTGCTGGAGTTGCTGTTTCTGAAAGAACTTCTTTAACTCTATCAGCATTTTTTAGTGGCATCACGTTAATTAGCGACGCAATGGCTAGTATGCCTATTAACGTCTATCGTCCTCTAAAATCCGGCAGTTTGCAAAAGAGAGACGATCATCCAGTTCACTGGTGCTTTAATCGAACTCCTAACGGTTGGATCACACCAAGTGTATCCAGGGCTCAAATTCAAGCTCAGCAACTACTTTCTGGAAATAGTGTATCAGCTATTACTAGAAATGGTCGAGGACAGGGTGTAGAATATAAAACATTCCACCCAGTTAATACTAGGTTTTACGTCAACACTGACGGTCGACCTTCTTACGGTCTTCGAGACTATCCCCTTTCTGGATCTGAAGATCTTCTTTATTCTAAAAGTCCTCCATCTGCCGCTTATGAAGAATACGATGCTGATGAAGTTCTACACTTTAAAGCTTTCTCTGTTAACGGTTACACTGGACTGTCAGTCTTAAAACAAGCTAGAGAAAGTCTAGGCTTAGGACTAACTATCGAACAGTTTGGTCAAAAGTTCTTCACTAAAGGACGACCAGCAGGTTTCTTGACTAAAGAAGGAAAGATAAGTCAAACTGCTTCAGATACTGTTAAAGCAGAATGGAAAGAGTTCCAAGAAGGCGTAAGAAATGCCTTTAACATTGGAATTTTATCTGGAGGTTGGGCATGGCAGGGGATGGGATACACAAACGACGATGCACAATTCTTACAATCTAGAGCTTTTCAAGTACTAGAAGTTGCTCGTTGGTTAAGAATTCCTCCACACATGCTTGCTGAACTTGGTAAAGCTACAAATAGCAATATCGAGTCTCTCATGCTAGAATTCATTCTCTATACCCTTATGCCCTGGATGATCAAGAACGAAGAAGAAATAAATCTGAAGATGTTCACTCCTAGTGAGCAAGCTATGGGTTTCAGAGCTATCTACGATGTAGATGCTTGGCTCAGAGGAGACAGCAAAACTAGAGCCACAGTGAATGAAATGAATATTCGCAACGGGGTTAAAACGATTAAAGAAATCCGAGATAAAGAACTACTTCCAGAGTATGAAGACGATCTTGGTAAAGAACCTTTAATCATCGCCTCTCAACTTGATACACTTGCTAACGTAATGGCAGGAACTTCTAAACTTCAGGGAGGACAGCCCTCTCCTTCTCCAGCTAAGGTTTAAAATGACAACAGAATTAATGCTCTACGGAGACATTGGAGCAGATTGGTGGTCTGGAGACGGAATAACAGAAGAGCAGGTACACACCACTCTTCAGACTCTAGATTCGTCTGCCTCAAAACATACTGTTAGGATTAATAGTCCTGGGGGAAGAGTAGATACAGGTCTAAGCATTATGAACCTGCTTAGATCCCACAAAGCTCAGATGAAGGTACTCAATCCAGAATACCAGCTAGAAACTGTATGTGATGGCTATGCCATGTCTATAGCTTCTGTAATCTTCATGGCCGGAGACATCCGCACAGTAGCTCTCGGTGGAATCCTTATGATCCATGAAGCCTGGAGCGGCTGCTACGGCAACGCCGCAGAAATGAAGAAATGTGCAGACAACCTAGATCTCCACAGCCAAAACATCTCTAACATCTATGCAACTCTAGCAACTCCTGCTGACAAAGATGAACCTGCCAGAGATGCCGCATACTTCCGAGAACTGATGAAAGCTGAGACTTACATGATCAGCGACGATTGCGTAAAGAAAGGATTAGCAACACAATTAGATACAGGATTGACGGCCAGCATTGATGCCTCCTTCACACCAGAAATCCTTCAAGGCAAGTATGTCTCTCTTATGACAGCAGGTTATAAGAAACGAACCTTCACTAAACCTACAGCATCTAAGAGTTTGCTAGATGCAAAATTAGCTCAACAGAGGCTAAAAAGTCTTTTAGCTACTCTTTCTTGACTAACTCCCCAGCTTCCTGTATACTATTGTTATACATCGGCTAAAACTTCTTTTAGGAACTGAAATGCCAACACTGCAAGAACTTCGAACCAATCGTGTTGTCGCCATTGAAAAAGCAAGGGCGGCTCATAGGAAACTGGAAACTGCTGGGAAGCCTAATGCTGAACAGTGGGATGCAGGAGAGGCGGAAGAGATCCGAAATCTGGTCGCTG